CTCTGGATAGATCGCACCTTCGACTTCCCATGCGCCATGCACCACGCCACTGATGATGGGTCTGGTCTTTGCATCTGCTGCAGCGATGAGTTTTTTGAAGCCATCGATCGTCAACACTTCATCGGTGTCAATCATCAGTAGCCAGTCATCTTTGGTCTTGTCTAAGAATGTCGAGCAGATCTGATTTCGTAGCCTGGAGATAACGCCTGATCCTTGCAGGCTGATGAACTGTCCTAACTGTCGTTGACTTCGAGCGATGTCCAAGATTGCCGTCATGAATGGCGTTGAGACATGTCCTGGGCTGCAAATGCCAATAGTGATCTTCTCAGTGTCGCGCATGTGTCCCCTAGTGATAGCCGTTTTTCTTGAAGAATCGTAGTGCCTTGCACATTGATCCGTATCGGTGGCGATTGTATTTGATGCCCCATTCGACTTGCTTAAAGCCATCGACTGTGGCCAGCCACTTTGATTTGCCTTGTGGAATCCCATGATGAGATCCGTTACGAGCTGAAGGCCTCCAGTTCGATTCCTTCTCATATAACTCAACCAGACATTGAAACTCATCAAAGTCTAGGAGCAGGTTGTAGGCGTGGAGCTTGTAGTTCATGGGATGGTCTTTCCATCCTTTCGACGCACTGGCTGGTGGTACTGCCAGTGATACTGCTGTAATCACAAGAATCAAGAAACTTCGTCTCATCATTCCTCCTTGATGAATGCTGCCTTAAATGGCATGAGATCGGATTGGGGAATCCAGAAGCTTTGATCCTCCTTTCGATATTTGTCTGTCATCGCCTTGCTGACTCGATAGCAACCAGCGACTCGGTAGTTGGGACATTGCCCTATGAATAGAACCGCTATGTCTTGCGGTCTGTCGTATTTTGTCAGAATCAGATGTCCGTTGTCATATCGCGTGACTTTTGCCTCGAAGATGCCACCGACATCTGCTGCGGTCTTGCGGCGATCATCTTTAAGATTGGGATAGGGCAGTTGAAGAATGCGCGCCAGTAGCAGTTCTGACGCGCACGCCTCCATGTGATTCTTGCAGTAAGCAAAGTAATCACCCCTGAACTTGATGTGAAGGTTGTCCCATTGCTCGGTCAGTTGACGGATATCTGTGCGCGCCCTGTGCACAGCACCTTCCGATGCAAGGATCATCTCCTCAGCAGTCAAGGTCAGCATCTTTAGGCCTTTTGGCCAATCTTGCAGTAATGACAGACTTGACAGTGCACGATCCATGCACCGCATTGAGTGCATCGATTGATTTGACTATCGTTCATTGTCACATCTTTCGCACAATACGCCGTCCACAAGGTATGACGTGACTTTGCATCCTTCACATTGACTGATGCTGGCCATGACTATTCCAATCTGGTTTCATACATTGAACCCTTGCGCTTTGCATTCATCGCATGTCCAGAGCAAGACTTCGCCATCGCGTGATGTACCAGTGCCAGCCAGTTGATCTTGTGGCTTATTGCAGACATCACAGACAGTCCACTTGAAATAGACGTTTTCTTCTTGCGTCATGCGAATGCCATGACCACCAGGCATAATGATCTCGAAATCACCCATCGTATCCTCCTCGTGGTAACTCGAATGTGCCGTCATCAAATGACTTCCACCAAAGCACGCCATCTTTAAGTTTGAGTCCATCGATTGTCTCTGGACATTTTTCACATGGCTTGACTTGGCAGAACGAGCCTTTGTAGGGCTTGCCAGTTGATTTGGATTGACCTTCCTTGACGACCAGAGTGCCGAATCGACAGCTCTGGTCGCTGGAAGCCTCGATGACCACAGAAGTGTTGACAGGCCTGCTGACTGCCATTCCTTCCCAGAACGGATCACCTGAAGCATCGGCTGCAGTTGGCAGAGGTGCATCTTCTGCCATTCCCCCAAAGTCTGACGGAAGCGGCTCTGCCGTCGCAGCCGAAGGTCTGTTGTGTTGTGCGCCATGACTGATTGCAGTCTGTGTGGCTTGAACTCGTGCTACAGCGCGTTGTCCACCTTTCAACAACAAGATGGCGCGTGCGACAACCGATGTCGCAGTGTCTTCGACATACCATCGCTGCATGTTGACTGGATAATCTGCGCGCTTGCCGCGTGCCCAGTTCTGCACAGCAGGATTGGCATCATCAAATCGACGATAGAGATCACATCGAAATAACACTTCACCGACTGTTGGGTCAAAGTGTTCTCTGGTAATCAGAATAGAGCCGTCGGGATAGTTCTCTTGAAACCATCGATTGAGCGATGCTGCATCTTCGTAGGTGTCAAGATTCCAGGCTGGCATCAGTCGGCCTCCACCTTTCGTCGTTCTTCCTCGAAGGTGTAGTCATCGAACTCCATCAGTGATGGGATCATCGAGACATAAGCAAGTAGATCGATGATGTGATCGTCGTTGTGTGGTGACATCTTCCATCGGGAAAGTTTCTGAGCAATATTGAGTATCGCCACATCAGCAACAGTGTCCAAGTAGGAGTGTGCAGATACCGCGTTGAAAATGTCTCGTATGTTGCGGAAGTTTCCGACATGGTGTCCATACGACAGGCCTCGTTCCCGAATGGTTCTAGCTGCGGTTTCGAGGATAAGTGACGGGTCGTTGCGCGTTGGCAATGAATCGTTTTCCATCTTTCCATCCTTTCCAATACCAATGTTCTGAAATAGCGGTGTAGATCAGGCCAAAGACGGGAATGGCGATGAGTGCGATGATGAAGTAAATGGCTAGTGGATCAAAAGTCATAGCCGTCATGAATGTCCCTTTCGTGAAGTGTGTTTGGGGTTCACTTCACTTACATAAGGTAGCAGTTTGAGACAGTTTTGATGTTATTTCGGCGTGTTTTGATGTCTTTTTCTACGATAACAACCCAGATTGGATAAGTTACTGCCCAGTATTAAATCATTCAACCCTTTCCAGAACTCAAGAGCTGAAGACAGAGATAGCCCTGTGATAAGAACTATCTCTGTGATTCTTTCCGTCACCCTGTCACTGCATGACTGTCGATAGGCCTTGTGCACTACACATCAAGGCGATTGCGCTATGTGGACATCGATTCACAATGGATTCTGGGCAACCCGTATCAGAACCAACCGACATCCTCGCGGCTTATCGTCACACCGCTACGCCTGCCACTATCTCGGCAGGATTGAAGTCTCCATCTAACGGAGGAGGACGCATGATGAGTGCGCCTGGCTGTTTAACGCCTGTCCATCGGCCTGTAGATATTCACTTGTCCCTACAGTCGTTCGTGGCTCCTAGAGGCCTTCTAGGGCTTATTTGAGCCTATTCCTCGTCCAGGTAGTCCTGACGACGCTCGAAGAAATCATCAAAGACTGGTGGCTTCTGCTCATAGATCCAGCCAATCACAAGATCCTCAGCGATGCCCATGTCGCGCATTGCCCTAGCGGTCTCATCAACGCACGCAGCCCAGAAATGCAAGTTCGTCAGTGGTTTGGTATCAAGTCGCTTGGCTGTAGCCTCTTTGCGACGACGCCTTGCCGCCTTCTCTGACTTCGTAGGTTTCTTTGGCATGTTGACTCCGACTGCCCCAGGATCACTTATAGGCATAAAGATACACCTGTTCCCTGACAATGTTGGGCACGCTGTAATTTCTGGCTATTTGAGCAGCGCGTGTCGTCCAGTTGTCCCGATTGACCGCACGATCCTTCGCCTGACGTAGGTAGTTAAGGTTGCGCTCAGCCCAGTCAGATTCAATGAAGTCCAGGATCTTGGCCTTTGCCTGTTTATAGTCATAGATGTTGATGGTCGAGACGCTGCATTCGTGATAGTAATCATGGACATTCGGAGCACCGAAGTAGATGGGATGAGCCATCCCCAGAAATGAGTCATAGAGCTTCTCGGAGATGATGTCATGGCCGTAACGATTCTCGATAGCGATGTGGTATCTGTAAGGAGCGATACCTGGCCATTTATCACGAAGCATCGAGATGCCGTTGCCATACCAATGCAGGCGATCGCCCAAGTCTTCTTTAAGTTTGGCCACGAACTTCAGTCGCAGATAGTGCTCTGGTGTGAATGACTTATCCGAGCAGATCACTGAAATGTCTGCAGTTTTTTCAGGCATAGGCATTGTCATGAAGAAATCTTTGCCACGCTTTGTCTCTGGATAGGACGAATAGCCATGATTGGCGTTGATCATCCATCCTGTAAATGGCCTGACATGGATTTTGCGCTCATCAAGAATGTCGTGCATCGTAAAGAGTCGATTGAACTGGCTCAGATACTTCTTGCCACGAGCATCATCAAATCTGCCGATGGGATAGCAGATTTCAGCCGTCATGTAGAAGATGTTGTGATGATCGATGTAGGCCGAATCACCTTCGACACCATCGTCAAAGACCATCCAGACATCAGGTGCATCAACGTGTGTGTTGACGAAGAACTGCACGCCATCAACAGATGAATCAGGTGTGCCAGTCCATTCGGTCAGTGACGCATTAGATGCAGCTCCAGGAACAGTGACCTTGATTCTCATGCGATTTTCAAAGCCTTCTTTAATCGCTCCATGTCATCGTGAAACTGGCCTGTCATGTAATCGGCAAAGACTTTCTCATCATGTGCCCAGACTTCTCTGGTCGAGTTCTCCATGTAGGTCGCATCCATCTCGGCTTTCTTGTTGAGCCAGTGATGATGCGTCATCAGGACATTGGGCGCATAATGAGCAGAATTCAGCTCTTGTCCTACACGCGCCCAGAAGTCATCGATGAAAAGATGAATCAGTCCTGGAATGCAGAGCCAGCCGAAGACATCAAGCAGATTGGTTGTCACTGTGCCTTTTGTTGGCACGCGGCCATTTTGGATGCCGTCATTGCCCCAGGAGACGCCGTAGCCTTTGGCCTTTAAGGGTAGCGATAGAAGCAGATCCCATCCGTCAGTCTCAACCACGCAATCGTCATCAACGTAAGAAAATGTGAAATAACCATGATGAAGTTTTTGATCGATGACATAGTTACCTTTGGCGCACGATGTCGTGCCATATGAAGCAGGCACAATGACAGTCGTTACGCCATCAATCGCTGGATAGAGATCTCGTTGATCTTCATTGATGACCAAGATGAAGTCAGAGATGTGACTATTGGCTTTCAGATGTGTGAAGCATCGCTCGACATTGTGCGGTCTGCCGCGACTTCCTACCATGACCAGATTTGTGATGTGTCCCTTGTCCATTACCTATCCCTTGCTGTGCTCCTTTAGGTGATCGAGGAGCAATGCCCTGAGTTCTTTGATGTCATGGCGAAGTTCTGGGACGAATCCATTACTGACTGGCCTTGAATTCTTTTCGGCTTTTGCGGCGAAGATTGCGGCCATACCAGAGATGACACTGGCTGCAATGATGCCCAGTGCTGCGACGAGTTCTGTGTTCATTGACCAAGCGGATCTTTCGGATTCACGAAGCGAATGATTGGTGGAATGACTGCCGCTAATGCTGCAGATGACAATGCCTTTAGGCTCATGTCACCCGTTGCTAGATAATAGGCAAGAGCTGCCGCAATGCCGGCACGCGCCCAGGATGCACTGAGATCTTTGATGGTCTTCATGTCTTTTTTTGAGATCATATTTCCAACCCATCTCGTAGCGATTCAATCAAATTCTTGGCTTTTTCAGGGTTCAATACTACTTCAAAATGCATCTCATCTGCGCGCACCTGATAGTCGCCACCCCAGCGCAGGCCATATTTTTTGCAAAGTTCACGAATGGTCTTCTCTTGCGCTTTGGTAAATGTGCCGCGCTTACCTAGAGGATGCTTGGTGGCATTGATATCGATGGCAGTGCCAGAGGCATGATTGGAGACATGGACATCTGATCCTCGAATGGTGCGGAAGGCGTAGCCCCAGTCATCCAGTTGGCCTTTGTCAATCTTCTCGACTGATTGATGAAACTCGGCTGCAAAGTTGATGAGCAGTGGAGCGACTGCCTCAGCGCAGGTTAGTTTGACCTTTGTGCCTGGCACTGTGTAGGACTTGATGCCGATTGCCTTGCGATCTTCTGATGCTGGCCAGCCGTTATGACTGCGGATCAATCTCAATCCAATCAAGTTTTGATTCATCCCATGTACATAAGCCATTCGGCCTCGGCTTAGGTGCTTGCCAGTCAAAGTTGTCGTCTAGTGACCATGACGCGAAAGGTTGTGGCTCAAGAAAGACATCATTGACTGGATCATAAGAAAATCCAATGCCAGCATATCTGCGCCGGATTTTGTTATTGTATGAAGTCCTGATGCACTTTTGACCTCGAAAGTTCCCATACCATTCTTCGGGCGATAAGCCTTCGATTGTCTCAGTTTCATCGATGCCAGTAATAACTCCAGTCACGATGTTATTGTCATCAAGGAATGCGTAATGTGCCATCAGACAGTCACCGTCCCCGTTCCTGCTGTGAACTGATAAATCGTGTAGCCGCCAGAAGTCGTCTTGGTATAAGTTAAACCAGTTATCGAAGTGAAATCAGCATTTGTGTCTGGATATCGAAGAATGACAATGCCTGATGAGCCGCTTCCTGAAGTCCAATAAGGATTGGTGCCATTACCAGCACCGCCACCACCAGAGCCTCGGTTTTGAGGCGATGCGCTTGTCGCAACAGTAATGTTGTCTTTGCCGCCTGTGCCGCCAATACTTGACCCACCTGTTCCTGCGGTGGCATTAGAAGCACCACCACCGCCGCCTGCATAAGTTACCGAAGAACCAGAATAAGAACTAGATGAACCAGCACCGCCGTTTCCACCATTTGTTGAAGTTCCATTTCCACCAGCCGCACCTGCGCCGCCGCCGCCGCCTGCGCCGTAATCTGGGCTTCCGAATCCTGTTCCTCCTGCATTACCTTCACCAGCAGGAGACGGACTTGTTGGAGTGTTTGGAGATAGAAAAATGTGATTACCGCCAGCAGATCCGCCAGCTTGTCCTGCTCCAGATGGGCCACCACCGCCACCACCGCCACCAGTTGAAGTGATAGTACTAAAGACTGAGTTTTCACCTTTCGCCCCATTACCAGTTGTTGTTGCTGCGCCGCCGCCGCCGACTGTTACAGTAAATGATGATGGTAAAGAAAATGCTGTCGAAGTTCTAAATCCACCTGCGCCGCCGCCACCAGAGTTTCCACCATTGCCAGAACCGCCACCTGCGCCGCCGCCAGCAACGACAAGATAATCGACTGTCGTAGGTTTTGGCTTTGGTGCAACAGATTGAGCAACAATCCCCAGAATGTTCATGTTAAGCGATACGCCCAACCACTGTGAATGAATCTCCACCTGTCTTGATGATTGACGCAGCTCCTGCGGTTGCCGTAATGACTGGATTGGTCGCAGTTGCGCCAGCACTAGAGATCGTTACACCTGAGCCCTGAATCACCGAGACAGTCCCCGTTGCTCCAGTTTTGAGAATGTTGATGATCGCGCCAGTAGTAAATGCCACGCTTGATGAATTTGGAATCGTGATAGTTGTCGTGCCAGTGTTGGAATAAGTGATGAGTTTGTTGTAAGAATCGGCAAGAACAAGCGTGTCAGATGTGCCTGTGACAGCCCTAAAGGTCAATCGCCAGAGATCATTGATTTCAGTGGATATCTCATCCATCTGTGCTGCTGTAAGGACTTGACCAGTCGTGAAGTCCTGTGCTGGAAAGGTCATCTGATCTCCTAATAGCTCAAAATGTCTTGATCAAGAACGCCATCGACGCTACTGTCAAGGACAAATCCTACCGCGAAGGGCTGGGCTGTCGTGAAGGTTGCGGTGAAGTTATTGGGCGATACATCGTATCCCACGCCAGTCACGACGCTGTTCACTGTGACTGCACCCGAAGGTAAGGTTTGAGTCGCTTGAATCGGTGTGAAGATGTCCATGTCGAGGCCTGCAACGACCCGACTGGGCTGATCATCACTGGCCAGGTTGACTGTGATGGATTGCAGGTTGATATCTGTGCCGACCTCTTTGCGACTAGCGATAATGAGTTGAGCCTGAGACAAAGCATCTGCATCAGTCTGCATGATGCCTGATCTGATCCTTGAATGCTCAAAATAAGCCAGAATCGAGGCCGCATCCGTCGCAGTCTGAGCAGTGCCACCTGTGCGTGTAACTGTTGCTCGATTGATAAGGCCTGAATCCGATAAGTCAAAGTTGATGGCTTGATAGGTAATGGCACTGGTCGAGACGACATCGCTGAAGATGTATGGCGTACCGCCTGAGGCTGTGATGATGTCATTGCGGCTCTTAAAGTTAGCGAATCCGCGCTCATCCATAAAGAATGCGCCAAGTTCTGTCTGCTCGACTGTCTGACATGCACCAAGCAACGATCTTGATGATCCGTCATCTGCCTGCACAGTCGTTGTCGCCGTAGTGCTGATGGAACGCATGGCAGGCCAATCGGCTGCATCAAGCAGGCTGGTGATGCGCTGCGCTGTTGTTTGACCTGCGCTACCACCTGAGACTGTGCTGATCGTCGTCAGATTGAGAAGCTGAAATCCATCGACGCAGTTAAGATCAACGAAGGCTGGCGTCAATCCGACAGGGCTGGTGTATTTCCATTCTTGAATATACATAGACCCTAAGGCGTATTCAGTCCCCAGGTATGTGCCAGTAAAGCGAATCTTTCGCATCGGTAAAATCTTGCCGTAGTTTGCACCTGATGTGTTGGCAGGATTAAACAACCCTGTCTGATCGATAAGCCGCACCTGTGCCGATCCACCGAGAAATGAATCGCTCGTGCGGTTGTATGAACGACGAATACGCGCTGAGATGACATATTGCGTGACGTCTAAGGTATCGGCCGCTGCAGTGCCGAGAACTGCTGTATCCAATGGAGTCGTTGGATCATCAAGAACAAGCGCAGGATCAAAGGTTGCGCCATTGCTAAAGTCGATGATGCATTTGAAGACTGCGCCTGCCATTATCGCCCCAGATTGACAAGCTGAGAATTCGTGCCTTGACGATTAATCTGGAAGATTGCATCAACATAGGTGTCGAATAGTTCGCGCTCAGTAGTGACATTGCCTGCGATATTTTGAATCACTGTAATCTGTTGAGCCACCGCTTCTGCTGCAGCCAACGATGCCATGCCTTGTTGCTCGGCCTGACCTGCTAGTGATAGAGCAACGAATGCTTCTGCGATATTAGCAGGCACAGTTGGCTCAATCTGAAGACTCGGTGCGGTCACTGATGTTGGTGTTGCGCCACCGACAATCGATGCAGAACGCGCCGTCGAGATAGCGATGAGCGCATCGAGTTCAGCCTGTAAATCAGCAAGTCGTTGATTCTTTACTGCTGCGCTAGCAATGATCGATTCGCGTGCCTGACGCTGAATCTCTGTTTCGCGTTTCTTTTCAAGTTCGATGAGTTTGTTCAAAGCAGTCTCATCATCTTGGACTCCTGCAGTCTTTAATGCTTGCAAAGCCTCGACCCTGGAGCGATCTGCTTCACTCAGATTCTTTTGAGCAGCAGCAGCCAGATTGATGTTGTCGATATCGAACTTGCCTTCGAGTCGATTGCGTAACGCCTCAGCACGTGCATCGGCTTGCTCTTTTGCTTTGGCTTTTGCCTTGTCTGCCGCAGCCTTTGCTGCAAGACGTGCACGATCGGCTTCTTCCTTCTTCAGAATCTTGGCGGTCTTGACTTGATCTTCAAGAGTCTGAAATTGTCGAAGAAGTAGATTCTGTTGCGTCTTGGCTGTGACTGGAAGCTCTTGAAGTGCGCCACCGAAGTTTTCAACAGCCTTTACTGCTGCCTGAAAGTTCTGGATCTGTGGAAAGAAGATATCCTTGAAGAATTCTCGGACTCGTTTGCCTTGACCACCACCAGTTAGTTTCGTTACCTGTGCATTAAGTCCTGCTAATCCGACTGTAAAGTCACCCAAAGAACTGGCTGCATCTTCGATGTTGCGACCCAGAGCAGGAATGCCAGAGTTTGAATCGAGCAGAAGTTCTACAGCGAAGACAAGTTTCTTGCCTAAGACTTCCTGCGCCTCATCTGCTGAAATCTTGAGTTTGTCGAGTTTGCCTGCATAGGTATCGGCAGCAGTAGCCGCGCCACCTGCAAAGCGCATGCTTAAATCTGCAACGATTTGCTCAAAGCTCTTGGAACTGAGATCGGCCTTTGAGATTCCGACATTGAGACGACTGAGCGCAGTATTACTGCCTAAGAATGATCGTGACAATGCACGCGTGACAGATTCCAATGAATTGCCAGTCGATGCTGCAATGTCAAGCGATAGGGCAAGAAGTTCCTGGCTCTTGGTAACGCTTCGAGTGGTGATAAGAAGCTGCTGGAATGCTGGCCGCAGTTGATCATCGATGACACCTGATTGACGTTGCAAAGCATCGATGTAGCCTTCGATGGCATCAACGTCATAAGCAATGTTCAGATTGTTGAGATTGGTCGCAAGAAGTCTGACAGCCTTATCTTCTGCAATAAATGCCTTGACGGACTGCTGCGCCAGTCGATTGATCTGTCGAAGGCTTAGGAATCCACCCAGTCCGACTGCAAGATTTTTGAAGCTTTTGTTAAGCGCAGATGTCTTCTTGTTGAGTTGATCGATGCCTTTGGATTGCAGCTTCGTCAGGAAGTTGACGATCACATTACGAGTTGCCATGTCTAACCCCTAACGAATTTAAATAACTGGGTTTCAAGGATACGCTGTATCTCATCCTGAACTGCGCCGCCTTTCATAGCAGCCGCACGAATCAAGAGGCGTTTGCCTTTGCCTTCTTTTGTGATCATGCGCTGCTTAAAGTCGCGTGGCGCATTGGGGTTGCGGCTTTTGTTGCCAGTTCGACGACCCAGGCTTTTGCCTGCGCCAGTTAGTTCATAGATGATGCCACCAACGTCACTATTGATGACCGATAGGGCTGAGACTTCTTCTCGACCTGCGCTTGATCTGCCTGTGCGTTTTCTGACTCGACTGGTCTTGATGCCTCGTCGCACATTCCCTGGATGCCATGTCCAACGCATTGCAGAGTCTCTGCCTCGATGCTCAAAGTCATTGATCCATGAGTTGCTCTGATAGGTCGGCTCGACTTGTCGCCAGTTGGTCAAAGGCTTGATCGGCGGCACAAGATTGCGCGCAGTATCTCGAACGGGTTGCACTGCCTTTGTCAGAGACTTGTAAAGCGTTGATCGCAGTTGCGGATCTAACTTCTTTAAGTCTTTCATCAGTTTGTCCAGGTCTGGCGAATAGATGCTTTGACTTGCCATCATCTTCTCCTTTTGACCTGTTGTTGCGCGATTCCGCGTTGTTGCAAGATGGCCTTGATGGCGGTGTAAATCGCTGGATCGCATTCCAGCAGCGCATTAGGTGCGATGCCAGTTAGCACCGCAACAGAAGCGACCTCATAAATGTCTCCGTTGCGGTCTATCCATTTTTTGCATCAAGGATGATGTCGATGTCATCGTATTGGTCGATGAACTCGTCACCGAACTCCAGTGTCGTCTGACCTTTGGCCTTGACAAGAAACCATGCCAAGTGCCAAAGGTCGCGCTCCATCTGTTGTTCCACAAGGCGTTTGCGCCATCCCTGCTGATAGTGGCTTTCAAAGGCCACTCGTGCGCTGGCGGTTAAGTCATAGAAGACTTCACTGCCATCTTTCTTTATTACCTTGATCTGGTGCATTGTGTCCCCTATTCAGTTTTAGGAAGTTGCCTTAGTAATCGCTGTCACTGGGAACGTCACTGATGCCGTTGCCACGCCATCGATTGTGCCGTTGATGGGTGTCCAGTTTGAGATTAAGCATGACATCGAATATGACGGATTGGTCGCTGTGACTGTACCTGATACTGGGATGAGCTTGATATTGAGTTTTGTGCCAAGCGCGTTCTCAAATAATGAGTTGACGCTGGATGCTGCAAAGTCGTTGAAAAGTTCGAGTGTGACATTGCTGCGCTCGACTCCTGTGATGGCATTTGCCACTGTGTCGGTCATTGCGGTGATATCAACGACGTCGAGTTCTCTGTTGAGACTTACGCTTTGAACGAATGTCGAGATCGTGTTCGTCGTGCCGACCACGACCGCGACCTGATTGCCCATGAAGATTGCCATGAGTTATTTTCTCCTTTTGGTCAGCCGATGAGTGTTACTTCATACCGATAACTGATGTAATCGATATTTGCGATGGTAATCATACCGCTAGTGGCCTGCGTGACTCGAAGTGTTGCGACTGCTCCACCTAAAGTCTTGTCAGCTTCGATAGCGGTCTTGATCGATGTTGCTCCGCTTGATGAAAGGTATCCATCAAGACGATCTTGTGCCGTTGATTCGTTCATACGACCGACGATCACAAGAATGCTGCAGGTGGCCTGATCTGCGCCACGATTCATGGCAAAGTCAAAGTTCAGATCAAGCATTCCGACGACTGCGACTGCGCCTTGTGTCGGAATGTTGACGCTATCTGGCACAGTATCGAGGACGCGAAGCCCTGAGATTGTCTGAAGCCTTGTCTGCAGGCCAGCACGCACGTCGGATGGAATCATGCCAATGTCTCTTTGCGATACGCACGAACGATGCTGGAGACGTCTCGACCGAGCGCGCTCATGCGAACAGCTCCGAGATCGCCAAGTCCGAGGATGCCACCTGGTGCGTCTTTGCGCTTGTAAAGATCGGCAGTCAGAATCAGGCAGGCGGTGTTGATGTCATCTGGCACTGAAGGCCAGCCAAACTTTGCAGTCACTTGAACACCAGGCCTGAGGCCATTGCTAAAGAGTCCTGGAAAGATGGGAAATGAGACTGTGTTGCCAATCATCGTCAGTTGCGTGTAAGGCCTGCCTAGTTGCGGTGCAGTCAAAGGGTCGAGAATGTAATCAGTATTGAGTGTCAGGGTCGTCTCAAATGTGCCATCACCATCTTCATCGATGGCGACGACCAAGTTGGTCGTTGATCCGATATCGTCAGTAAAGACGAACACATTGGAATATGCGCGATAGAGGCGTGCTGTCGCATTGGTGTCAAGGTAGAAGCGGCGATTGGCAATGCGATCAATCGAACGCGATGCAGACTCGACCAAGCCTTCAAGCAGGCTGTCATCTGCTGTGTCGCTGATTGGGATTGACAAGAAGTTCTTGATCTCAGTCAGTGTTGCGTAGCCGTTAGTTATAGCCATGATCGGTCTCCTTCGAGCGCGTCATATCAGGGACGGGACATGACCTTCTCATTCTAGTGAAACCGATCATGGTCATAACCATCAGTGGCGCGGAAAGGTTTCGCGCCACTGACAGTCGTTTTCGCTAGAAGCTCGGAGCTGCTAGGCCAGTGCCCTGGATTCGTGCGATTGCTCCAGGATAACGCAGTGATGTGAAGGCCGACATGCCAAAGAGCACGAAGTTAAGTGCGACTTTGCCGTTTGGCTCTTCAAATCGGACGTAGGTTGGCGATCCTGCTTCTTCCCAGAGATGGCATTCGTTGAGATCAACGATGTAAATGCGATCTTGGTCAGTTGATGCAGTCGTTGTCACGTTTGCATCAGTGATGATTGGAAGGCCAAGCAACGAATAGCCACTGTTGCCATAAGGCGGTGTGCCAAGTCCTGAACCCATAGCATTCTGTGGATTGTAGGTATTTGGAACGACCAGTGGACGATTCGATGAATCGAGGCCTGACAAGAAGAATGCAAGTCGTCGTGGATGCATGACGATTGCGTTTGGATTTGCATAGACAGTTGATTGAATCTGCTGCAGTGCATCGGCAATCTTTGGATAAATTCCTGCGACAGTGCCAGTGGTCGCGGTGTAAGTGACCACGATGCCAGTTGTCATGCCGTTGATGCCCAAAGGTTGTCCGTTTGTGCCTGATCCATTGAGGATAGCGTCATCGAGTTTGGTGTGATAAGCGCGGATGAGATCGCTGAGCACAATGTTCTCGATGTTGTATCCACGAAGCAGTGCTTGCTTCGAGACTGAGTTCTGGCCTGCGATGGTGTTCACATCAACAGTCAGTGTGGTGTCATCTGGATCTTGGCTGAATGCGGTGTCATTCTGTGAAGTCTGGAAAGCAACGCCAGTTCCAGTTGTGATGCGGCTGATGACAACCGACATGCCCTGTGGTGGCAACTCATGCTTTCTGACTGCATCTGCAAAGGGTCTTCCTGCCCTGGCTAGAGGAGCGTAAATCGACGTTAAATAGGCAGGTACGACGAGGCCTGCGAATGATGCAGTCGATGAAGCGCGATATTCAACAGCCATTTCATGCTGATGACGAGCGATTCTTTCCTCTGAACCTGGATCACGACGGAAGTGTGCGTTGACTGCATCCTGAAGGAAGTTCTGGGCAGTGCGCTCTGAGTATGTAAGTTCCTCAGAGACGATCTTTACTGATGCGCTCTGACGCTTCTCTGGTGCTGCTGCTCCGTCAACCTTAGCTGCAAGTTCTGCTGCCTTTGCGTTGCGAAGTTCGATGTCTGACATCTGCTCGATGCGCTCATCGAGCTTCTTGACTTCAAGGTTTAATGCTTCCACGTTGGCAAGTTCAACATCGGTTAGATCGCGTGCTTCTTCAGCAGCGCGGTTGATGATCGACTCGACAGTGGAGGTCTTGTTCTCGCGCTTTTCGCGCAAGGATTCAAGGAAGGCGTTAGCCATGATTTTCTCCTAGTCTAATGATGGATGGATTAACCGAGATGGTGATCGATCTGCTCGGCGCAAGGTGTCATCAAAAGATGAGGTGTTGCATCCGTCGGTCGATGGTGATCTACGACGTGCTTATTCTATATCAG